ATCTTGCGAAAGATATCTGCTGCTTCAGCATCAGAATTTTCAGCGACCCATTTTCGGACTTCGGTGAAGTTTTTATCTTTGAGAGACTTGACGAGTTTAGAGAGAGTGACCTCTTGAACATTCGATAGAATACCTGTATCAATGACACCAGAGACACTGTAACGCTGTAGTTCGTTAAGGACGCGACGGTTGTCGGGGAAATACTTCTTAACAACTTCGGCGACAACTGCCTTCTCAAACTCAATACCTTCTTTGGTCAGAATCATACAGGCACGTTTAAACATTTGTGCTGCAAGTCCAACCTTATCCTGCTTGTTGAGTTTGAAGTCAATCACCGAGCACCGAGAATGCAGTGGTTCAATGATTCGATTCTTAAAGTTACAAGTCAGAATGAATCCGCAGTTCTTAGAGTATTCCTCCATGAAGTTGCGAAGAGCAGGTTGAGTTGAGTTTGGATTCAGATAATCTGCCTCATCGAGGATGACATACTTTCGTCCACCTTGTAGCGAGACTGAGGAAGCAAACTGCTGAATATAATTTCGGAGTGTATCAATGTTACCATTCATCGAACCATTGATCACGATGTAATCACAATCAAGTTCTTCAAGCATCGCGCGAGCGATCGTAGTTTTACCTACACCTGCTGAACCTGATAAGATTAGGTTTGGGATATTTCCCTGGTCAACAAACTTCTGAAAAGTCTGCTTGAGTTCGTCAGGAAGGATAGTTTCGTCAACTGTTTTTGGTCTGTATGACTCGACCCATAAAAAATCATCACGCATAATTCACCCACAATATTCATTAATAAAATGGTCAGCCGCCCCGATGTATCCCTTCGCGATGTGACCTGACGCGTCATGCTGTTTCGCGTCCCCTTTTGTCCTCAATTAAATACGGAGTTGCTCTCGATGCTAACCCAGTATTCAATGTCATCAGACTTAAAGTTTGCGATACTCTTGGAAGAAATACCAACCTTGTAGTTATCGCTCAAAAGTTTCAGATTCTCAGTTTTAAACACAGCGACAAACTCAGCATCAGTTTCACCGACTGTGATATCATATTTATCCGAACTTGGATTTTTAGTATCTATTGCTCGTAAGAGAATCTTGCCATCTTCACCAACAACCGCCAACTCAGGCAATGACAAAATGCCAATCGCCTTCATCACCTCGTCAAAGTTTTCTTGCGATAGATCAAACTCAATGTCAAAACTGTCGATAGTAATTTCTTTGTTGGGTGGAACAACGATGGTACTCGGATCAGCATACGTGTAACTGACCGTTCGACCTTCTGACTCGATACGAACTTTCTTTTCTTCAAGATTAAAGGTGGGTTCTTTAAACATTGAAGTCACGCCAAGCAGACGAGAAAGATCATAGATAGCGAAGTCGCCTTCAACTGTATCTTGTAGGTTTGCTTTCGCCATCATAGTTTTGTTGGGCGAAATAGTTCGCAAGGTTGTTCCTTCTCTAAACTGAATCGAAGGATTGATTGTTGCAAAGTTGCGTAGAACCTGTGTAGTTCGGTCACCAAATTTCATAATGTAATCTCCAAATTACTTTTTCTTACCAATTTTAGATGGATCAGCAGTTGCTGACACACCAACAGCGGCGAGGTGCGCAAGCGACCCACCGAATATGTAGGAACCAACGTGCTTCAGTTCCATCCAAGGGCATAACCAAACTTTCATACCCATGCGCATTACGTTATAACAGAACATGTAATCTTCCGACAAGTATCTGTTAGAATATTCTTCCCGAGTTATACCATGCCTCTTATCAGTCAAAAAGTCAATAACTTCTTGTTGAGTTCTTTCAGGTTTTTCTTCATAGAATGCTGTGATTTCGTTTACCAAGTTCTGAGACTTATCATCGATCAACGCATCAAAGTATGCCATGATCTCGCGACTGCCGTCAAAATTTTCTGTACGAACATGATCAGGTTTGTAGTAAAACTGTGGATAGTTCTCAGCATATGCTTCAAAGGTTTTGCGCTGAATCATCATAAATCCAGTACCACCTTCCATTACCTGACAGGGTTCGCCGATCTTAATCCCGCCTTGTCCAGAAACAGGGTTGAATACATAATCGCCAACATAATTTTCTAGGACGTTGGGATTTTCATCTGCCATTCCGCGATCAACTGCTGCTTTAATTTTTTCCCAAGAGATAGTCTTTTTAGGATAAGGTCCACAGAGAACATTATAGTCTTCGTTCTGAACAGACAAAGCAAGCATAGCAATTACATCGTTAGCATTGAAACCAATATCGGCATCAATAAACATCATGTGAGTACAGTCGCTTCGCATAAACTCGTCAGCGCAATAGTTCCTTGCCCGAGTAATCAGTGACTCATTAAACAAAAAGTAAAATTGCAGAGGAATTTGATATCGCGCACATAAACCAGTCAGGTCTGCGATCGAGCGAGTAAACATCCCTGCGCATTGCCCTCCATACATAGGGACTGCTAGAAATATTTTTTGCTTTCTTAATTCTTCGACTGGTACATTGATTTCCATACTATACTCCCATTGCTTTCAATTTTTTAAGTTTGCGATTAATGTTCTTAGACTTTCTTTTCGCCTGAGTTAAATGATATGGGTTCGCCCTTGATAAATAATCAACCCCATTCAAATGATCCAACTCATGTAGATAACATCTTGCTATAATATCGTTGAACCTCATCGTCTTCATTTCACCGTTCTCGTCGAAAAATTTTGCTCTAATTTCTGACGGTCTTCTAATTTTAACGTATAAAGATGGGAATGTCAAGCAACCTTCAGTAATTACTTTCATTTCTTCTGAAGCATAAGTGATTTCTGGATTGAAGCAAACAACTTTTTCCGGTTCAGTATTCATCACGAACACTCTGTACGGTAGACCAATCTGATTCGCAGAAAGACCAAGACCCCTGTAGTGAACAAGGTTTTCGATCATTGTTTCTGTTAGTTCTTTAGGATCTATCGGAGGATTTTGAAAGTCGAATGGTTCAAGATTCGTCTTCAGAAGTTGATGGTCCTGGGGTATAAGGTTCATAATCATATGCGGTTTCCACCTCAATCACTTTAAATTCATCGTCATCTTTCTTTAACTCTTTGCGAGCATAGTGCATCGCAGTTTCTTCATCCATGAATAATTTTAGAACTTTTTTAGTACGACTCAATTTCATATCAATCACATCAAAGAACCTTTCTTGACTCTGTTCTCGAATGGTTGTAATAATTTTGTACGGCATCATAATCTCCTAAGCAGCAATTTGTGAGAAATTCTTTATCTTCTCAAACTTGATATTTGAATGAAATTTATCAAACAGTTGATCGCCCTTATGACTAATCACAAAGACGTTCGTGTCTTTATTTAGATCAGTGATAATCTTTAAGAACTCATCTGTACCTGTGGTATCTAGGGAACTGTCGAACACTTCATCCATAATCAATAAGTTGGTTGTTGAAGAGTTTCGCAGTTTTGCTACTGCTCTCCAAGTGAATAGCAATGCTAAGTCAATACGCATCTTCTCGCCTTCAGAGAATGATTCGTATGTAAACTCATCCCGAAACCGCGACTTAATTTTCTCATCAAAGTTTTCATCAAGTTCAAACTGTACAAAGAAGTCCATCGCGGCAAGGTATTTATTCATCAATTTATTAATGATAGGCACATACTGTCGAATAATTTTGGTTTTAATACCGCCATCTTTGAGTAGTGAGTTGGCGATATCATACTGTTCTTTTTTGACCAACAGCTCTTTGTGTGACTCTTTCTTTTCTCCTAGTTCGCCCCTCAGCTTCTCCAGTTTAACTGTGGAGTTATCATCTATATCAGCGGCGACTTCTTCTTTTAACTTTGCTTGCAGGTCCTTCACGGATCTCATGGAGTGAGTTAAACTACTATTCAGAGAGATAATTTCATTATTGATAGTAGAGATCTGATTTTGTATCTCAGAAATTTCTGACATCCTAGTTCGTATAATTTTATACTGCTCTGATGCTTTTTCTAATCCTTCTTCTAACTCTTCTTTCTTAAATTTCTGCCCTTCAACATGGTGTAACACAAACTGCGAATCAAGGTCTTGTTTGCAAGTTGGACACTCATCGTTGTTGCAGAAAAACTCAATTTCTTTTTCAACAGTGTTTAGTTTATGTTTGAGTTGATAACTGTACTTGTCCATTTTCTTAATCTTTTCATCAAGTGATTCTTTGTCAAGTACAGAGTTTTGTAGGTCAGTTACCTGTTGATTCTTTTGTTCTATCTCGGCGACTGTGCTTTTTGCCTCAGAAGTAATCTCATCAATTTTCTCTTCAATTGATTCACGGTTCAATCGCTTCATTGATTGAACTTCGTTGAGATGTTTACGAGTCAATTCAATTTTTTGCTCTAGCATTTCAATGTCGTGTTTGTTGTCATTGATTTGCTCTTTGTTCTTAGACATCTTATCTTTCAGCAAAACATTCATCTTAGTGAAGATTTCAATGTCAAGTAAATCTTCGATCACCGTTCGGCGTTCATGTGCCTTCAGTTGCATAAATGGTACAAAGTTCGCTGAACCAATTACCACTATCTGCCCGAAAGATTTGTGATTTAGTTTGAGAATATTTTTCTCAAGATATTCTTGATATTCGCGAATACTAGCGTTCTGATCTATTAGAGTGCCGTCGCAAAATATCTCAAAGACAGCAGGTTTAATCCCTCGTCTTATCAGATACTGTTTATTCTTGACTAAGAACTCGATCTCAACTAAACAGTTCTTATTGGTGATGCTGTTAATCAACTGTGGTTTGTTGATGTTGCGATATGGTTTACCATACAGGGCAAACGAGATGGCATCTAGCATTGTTGATTTGCCAGCACCGTTCTCGCCGACAACCAGCGTTGACGGAGATCTGTTTAGTTTGACTTCTGTAAATTGATTACCTGTCGACAGAAAATTCTGCCAACGGACTGACTTAAAATGCAAACTCATTCAACACTCAACGCATCATGATATAATTCATAGAATAAATTTTCAACTGGTCTCGGATTATCCAGATTCAAGTTGCCGATGTACTTCTTAATAATTGAAACAGTGTCCTCTGCCTCATCTATTATATCTGAGTCATCTTCAATGTCAAGATTAAAGTTGTCTTCAACAACTTGCAAGTGAGCAGGTAGTTGTAGATTCAGTTTATCTACAAACACGTCGAACAGGTATGGGTTGTTCTTTTGCTTTACCACAACCTTTACATACGTGTCTTTGATGTAAGAAAAATCTTGATCTAAAATTTCTTGCTCGCTTTTTTCAGTGTCGTCATAGAATACCTTATAGAACATTCTATACGGATTCTTCACATATGTCAAGCTCTTTTCTTCAGTATCAAAAATATGAAATCCTCGGTCGTCATTGTAATCTGACCAAGTCATCTCATACGGCGAACCAAGGTAATGTACATTGTCTTTCGAAGACTTATGATGAAAGTGCCCTGAGCAAACCAGATCAAACTTTTCAAACACTTTATGTGAAAGTCCATGATCATTGACTGCGCCGCGATACATCTCAAACCCAGCGAGTTCTAGGTGCGACATCATCACTGATGTATTCGCTTGATGCGCTGCCTCCATGCACGAGTCATAGTTCTCGTTATTAATCCAAGGCATCATGAGTATATCAAGACCACCAATATTGGCAACCGTTGGTTCATCATACACGCGCATGTTAGGATATTCACCGAGCAACAGTGAAGGCGCATTGACTCGGTTCGTGTTCTTAAAGTAGATATCGTGGTTGCCTATGATACAATGTAACTCAATATTCCGTCTAGCAATTTCGTCAAACCAATAATCACGGCAACGACCAAGAGTATCGAAATTAACATACTTCCGGCGATCGAATATGTCACCCAACTCAATAATGGTATCAATACCTTGTTCTTCAAGATATGGGAAAAAGAATTCTTTGTAGAACTTAGCAAAGAAGTCATGGAAGTGTAATGAGTCATTTCGAACTCCAAAGTGCTGGTCTGTGATTAAAGCAATCTTCATACTATATTATTCCTCAACAAATTTTTCAATTCCTTTCGGTTTAACTGTTGCAGGTTTTTTCTTTTCATACTTCTCAAGAATCGGAATCATTTTTTCGTTAGCAATATCAAAGTTAGCAAACGGATCGCCTTCTTCTTCGGAAAGATTACACTCTAACATAAATGATTCAAGAGACTTATACTTAATATAAGTTTGCTTCTTTTCTTTTTCAATACGCCGAAGGAATGCATACCAAACGATCTGAGTAAAATAGGCAAAAGGGTTCTTAGACTTATCAGGGTTAAAACTGTGGACTGCGTTTACACAATTCTCAATCGCATCAGAAACCATTTCATCCTTGTAAGTATATCCAACAAAGTTGCCCTTGTTAGACAATTTAGTTGCAATCAGAATAAATGCTTCGCCGATCTTATTAGGTATCCTTGGCGTTGGTTTTTCCTCTGCCTCTGCTGCTTTGCAAGAATCTCCATACTCTACTAGAAGTTGATAAAATTCTTTGTTGTTAATATACTCTGCCATAATATAATCCTTATTGTATCGTTGTATTACTTGAAAACTTTTCTGCCATTGCCAAAATTAATTCTTCCTGCTCTTGCATTTCTTCTACAGTATCATAATCATAATCATAATCTATTAAAGCATCCATCATACTGTTGTCTTGCTTGTCAAAAGCACGAGAATAGTTCTCTTTTATTTTGACAATTGTTTTTTCAAAATAATTAACCAACGTTGGTACTGGGTCATAAAATGTGTGCGATATATCTTCGCGTTTAAAGTAAACATCAAAACTTCTGCTGACCGCGCAGTACTTCATTAACATGATAGAAGGATATCCAGCAGTATCTTTAAATCCATATCTTAAAATACAAGCATCGGCCAAGTCAATACCTTTTTCTCGTTCGTTGAGTAATATTCCTATTACGTCAGTACCATCTTTTAATCGGATCACTACATGTTGCATTATTCGATGCCTACTTTATAAAATTTGTAATCAAACTTTTCTTCATCGTAAACTTTGACGCGCTCTAGTAGGTGTCTCATAGTAAAGTTTAGTTTCTTTCGCCAAGTCAAATCGTCAGCGATGTCATATAAAGTTGCTCTATCCTTTGTAGTAGATTTACGCAACGCTCTGCCTATTGACTGTAGATTGCGAATCTTAGATTTAGAAGGAGAGGCAAAGATAACAGAATGTAAGTTTCGTATGTTGACGCCAGTTGAGAAAGTGCCATAACTTGCCACGATAATAGCATCTGTTTCGTTCTCAACAATATGCCTGATTTGATCTCTCTCTTCACCACCCACGCCTCCGTGTACAAAAAAAACATGCCTATCACCAGCGGCATCCTTTATCATATTATAAAGCAGTTTGCCGTGTTTGTCAACGTATTGAAACAATAAAAGTGTGTTGCCTTCTAAAGATAGAGAAAGGTTTTTAATAAATTTATTTCTACCCTCGTGTGATACTAGGAAGTCAATCTCGTTTTGATAAGTCATTCCGTTGATCATTTTTTTATTTTCATCAGAATAACCGAGGGAAAGAATCTTAATACCAAAGTCTGCAAGATGTTCTTCGTCCATCAGTTTCTTCGTGGTAGTCACTTGATTGACTGGACCAAATAAACCTTCAAGTACCAACTTGTGCGTTTTCGTACCGTCCAGAGTTCCTGTGAACCCATAGCGATACTTACAGTCAGAAAGTTTACCCATGATGTTTGATAGTGACTTCGACTTAAACAGGTGCGCCTCGTCACCAATTACCACATCAAATTTATCAAACCATTTCTTAGGGAGTTTGTAGATAGACTGCCATGTAGTAATAACAACTGGTTTGTCGGTGTCTTTATCTTGTCCTGAGAAAATTTTGTGACAGTATTTGTCTGACTTAAAACCATAGTCGGCGAAGTCAGAATACATTTGATGTACGAGAGTTGTGGTAGGAACAATGATCAGCGTTTGCTTTAAATGATGCCGAAGTATCATGTATATAATAAACGATTTGCCAGATGCAGTGGGAGAAAGAAATAGACCACGAGAGTAACGTACTGCATCAACGAAAGCAGCGATCTGATAATCCCTTGGTTCAAGTGTAAACTTTTGTTCTTTAAGAAACTCTTTAGCTTCGACAATAGAGTAATTGACCGCAGAATTATCGTACTTGTATTCATAGGTGTATCCTCGCTCCTTGGCGAAATGCTCGACATATTTTTCTAGTCCAGCATAGATTGTACCATTCATTGCATTATACAATCTCACCTTTCCGTCCCATGCCTTGCACTTATACGCTGGCATGAACTTATATCCAGGAACAAAGAATGTGAAGAAGTCAGAAAGTTCTTTCATAATACCCATGTCATCCATCGTGACGCGGATATAAACTTCATTCACTTTGTCAATTACAATATCTGTCATAAACCTGCTTGCATTCTCTTAAAGTCTATCGCTGACTTTACATGCCATCCCAAATTACTGATGGTCTTAATAATGGATTCAAGTACATCAATTTTTTCTTGCTGATAAGCAACACGCAGGTTCATTGAAATAATATCTGAGTCGCCGTCAAGATACATACCAACATCTGAGCGAAGTATCTTGCCCTTTGCTGGTAGTTTCCATCCGCGTTCAATTTGGTCTTGCGTTGGACCATCTGTATAAAACTCGTACTTCTCGAGTTTCAATACCTTTGCTTCTGATTCTAATTTCCTTAGAACCAGTTTTTCTTTAGATAAAATTTCATAATATTTATGATGCATTTTCGCGATACTTAAAGCAGTGCCGTCTAACTCTATCTGATCAAGTTGCGAGTCTTTCGCCCATGCTTCATGTATTTCTTCAAGTTTCATAGATGCTCCTTCCCTATGGAACAACTATTATACTATAGATTTATACAGATTTAAAGGGATTTAAAGGTATAATTCTGGAATCTAAAAGAAGCAGTTGCTTCAATATAGTCAATGTTGGTGTCTCGAGTATCTAGCGTAATGGGCGAAAGACTAAGAGGGAACAAATCTGTAATGGTAATTTGAATGTTTGGATTCATTGCGCTAGATAAAATGGTAAGAGTAGCATCAGAGAATATTCCTTCGCCAGATGCATCTGTAACATCTCTAATCGCTTTGTGTTGACCATAATTATCAGGGAAACCAATAGCAGTAATCCAGTCAAAAATTTCCAAATAGTTTGTCATATCTTCATTAATCTTAAACGTGACTTCAAGTTCGCCGTACTCAATATGATCTCCATACATAGGAACTTTCTTTAAGGGATTAGGTATATCGAAAGTGCCCAGAGTAATTCCTGGAAGAACGATCGATTGAATAAAGAAATGCATGTCTGGGGTTTTTCGGATTGAAAAATCGAACCCGACAGGTGATAGCATATTTTTGTTTAGAGGATTCGTCATGATTATCCTATCATAAGACTTTTAATTGGTTCGCCGAAAGTAGCAACAATTGCTGAGAGACCAGCAGTGCCTAGTATTGTTAACACCAACCATTTGGTTTTAAAATCATCAACAGCAATTTTAAACCCTATGAATTCGTTACCAAGAACTCTCAGACTCATTTCAAATGTACTTTGCTTATCTTCCATAGTATGTTCTCAGGGGTTGTTATTGTATTTATATACCTTCAAAAGCGACTATTTGATTGTAACGGATAATTTCACTTTTGTCAAGCCAAAAAAAGAGAGGACCGAAGTCCTCTCCAAAAATGTCCTTACGGATCTTTTTATTATAGCAAGTTAGCAACTACTGTACGACGGTAGTAGACGTTAGAGTCTTCAGTCAACGTACCAGCAGTAGAACCAGCACCAGTGTGGAAAGGATTAGCGACCATGCCGTAGCGAGTCTTGAATCCAATCTTTGGCTGGAAAGAGTCTTGATCAACAGCACGTACCATCTGCAGAGGTACATATGGGCAGTAGAAGATGCCAGCGTCAAATGCATTCGAACCCTTATAACCGATAGTCATGTAGTTACCAGTTGTATAAGGATCGATGTAAACGCGATATCGACCGTTCAGTACACCAGCGAAGG